GGGCGGAATGTCACCGACGGCGGCGACCACATGCTTGGCCATCGTTCGGCGGGCCATCAGTCGATCCGACTGGGATGCCAGTCACATATGTGCCTGTGCCATCGCATCAACTTACGATCTTCAATTTGGTCCGGGACTTTTTCCGGGACTTTGCGACGCGCTCCATGGCCTCGGCGACCTCACCGTCGAGCACATGCGCATACCTGCTCGTGGTCTTGAGGTTGGCGTGGTTGAGCGCCTTTTGCACTAATTTCAGATTGCCGGTCTCGCGCAGGAGCTTGGTGCCGAAGTCATGCCGGAAATCGTGGAAGCGGAAGTCGGTGACGCCCGCCAGCTTGCGCAGATAGCGCCAATGGCTTTTCACGCCGTTGTAGCTCATGGGGTAACGCTCGCCGCGCTTGCGCCCGTCGCGGTCGCGGTCGGCGACGAAGGTGAACACGACCTCGGGATGATGCCCGCGCAACGGCGATAGGATCGCGTGGATGGTCGGGGTGATTGGCCGGGTGACCAGCTTGCGGCCCTTGCCGAGCTTGCGGATCTGGCCAGCGTCCCAATCGACCTCCGACCAACGCAGCAGACATTCCCGCAGCCGCAGCCCGGTCGCCTGCGCGAAGCGAAAGAACGGCAGATAATCGTCGCGGGTTGCCGCATCGAGCCGCTCGCCTTCGTCGCCCACCAGCTCGCGCACCCGCTCTTGCGGCTCCTTGAGCCAGTGTTCCCGCCACTTGGGCTCGCGGTCGAAACGTGCGCCCCAGGTCTTGGCGCGGGTGAATAGTTTCTTGAGTTGTTCGGTGGTGTCGTTGACTGCAAACGCCGTCAGCAGCCCGCGCTTGCCGGGATGCCCGCGCCGCCACGCCACCAGGGCCGCCACCTCGCTGTCGGCGATGTCGGTCAACGCGCGGTCGCCGCCGAAGAACGTGAGCAGCCTCCCGAGCTGGTGCCATGAGTTCTGGCTGCCGCTGTGGTGCTGCCCGACCTCGGTCCACCATCTGGTCGCCACGTCCTTAAGACGCAACGAGGTGCGCGCGGCTTCGGTCTGTGCAACGGTCTGTTTGGCCTTCTCGCGCTCGGCCGCCTCTATTTTCTCGGCTTCACGTCGGGTCGTGGCCTTCGTGGAGCCGTGAAATCTATGACCTCGCCACTGGAAGTCGAATTGCCAATATGGTGAGCGCGGGCTCCTGTAGAGGGACATGGTGCGTCCTTCCGGCTCTGGTTTGCGATGAAGGCGTCGATGTCGGTGTCGGCGAACATGCGGCGCGGGCGTTTCAGGCCGTGGCCAATCGCAATATAGCCGATCTCACCCCTCGCAAGGTGGCCCTTGAGAGTTTTTTCCGAGCAGCCGAGGCGGGCCGCGGCTTCGTGCATGGTGCGCAGACCATTGGGTACAACGACACGCTCCTTGCGCATACGACGGCGCTCCGAGGTGATCGCCACCTCCGGTGCGTAACAACTGAATGAGGGGATATGGCTGGCCGCGATCAGGGCCCGCCATTCTGTGAAGCTCATGGTGTTCCTCCCGCCGGCGGGGGCATAGCGCCGAGCTTCGTCCAGTTCACTGGTTGGTTGTAGCCGTCCCCGTCCGGGATCGGCGGCTCGTTCTCCTTGCGGCGAATGTCGTTTGCGCTAAGGGCACCAACTTCCCGACCTATCCGATACGCTTCGAATCGCGACTTGACGTCGCCTCTCAGCAGCCCATCAAGCTCATGCTCGACGTAGAGCGTCCGCCGTCCGACGTCGGTCAGAAGACAGCGCGCCATTGCAGTCTCGACGCGAGCGGCCAACGGGCCGAGAGAATTCTGCACGAGGCTGGCCGCCTCCTGCTCGGTGTTCGAATAGGTCCCCTTGTCCAGTATGCCGGCGCAAGTTGGCGGCACGCCGAAGATGCGTGCGACGTCTTCGTTGGCCAGCTTGCGGCTCTCCAAGAACTGCGCGTCCTCGGGCGAGAACGCGAGCTTCTCATACTTCCCGCCGGCAGTGACGATCAGCATCTTGCCGGCGCTCTCGCCGCCCGCGCTGTATTCGTTCGCCCGATCGCGCAAGAACTGGACCTGATCCTTATCCATGTTTTGCTCGAAACTCAGAAGCCCGGCCGGTCGCATCGCATTAGTTGAGAGGTCCGATGCCGCGCGTGCATGGGTCAGGGCGAGCGATAGAGCGCCGCGTGCAATGCTGATCGGCGATTGGCCGACGACTCCATCGCGGCTTGCATTGCGAACGTGCAGAATCTCCTCTTGCAGAAAAGTTTCGTTCTTGCGGCCGAGGAAGACCTTGTAGCGCAAGCGTCGATTGGGGAGTTGTTGCACCTCGACATCGGCCGGCATCAGCGGCCACAAGCTCGTCACCTGCCCTCGGGAATTGCGCTCGATGAGCGCATAGAAATTGCCGTGCAGATCCAAGCTTCGCACCATCAGCTCGCGGAATTCAAACGCGGACTGAGTATCGTTGCTGATGTCGTGCAGCACGCCGTACAGCGGATTCGCGTCGGCCCGTTCACGACCGCCGTCATCGGATCGGCGATAGAGGAATAGCGGCACGCTCGCCAATATCTCGGAGCGAAGCTGGATACACCTCGCCGCGACGGCGAGGTTGCTCAACACGTTGTCGGGCGTTGCCGTGCCGACCGTGCCGCGCGCCGCGGTCCAGTTGCTCCAGTATGGATCCTCGGGCAAGAAGCGCTTTTCGGTCGAGCCCTCGATGTAGTTGGCGATGCGCGTCAGAATGCCCACGAGGTTACCTCAACAGTTCGAGATAGCGCCGGGCGAGGGCAAGTCGAAACGTCCCGACGTCGGGACGTTGTGCCCGCGCATTGACGACCGTGCCCTCGTACGCTGGCCATGCCGACACCACGCTAATCTCCTTGAGATCGACGCTGCGCAACGTGCGCTTTGATCCGTCCCAGACCTCCCCGTCCTTGGGCACGGTGAAGGCGAAGCTCGCGCCGCCCAAGTCTCCGCGCTCGGCGAGCACAAGCACGTCCCGGCCGCTGGAGGTATCTGGCACGTCGAGGTCGAAGGCCAAGCCGCGGGTATCCTCCGCCAGCCGCAAGGTCTTGCTCTTCGTCCTGGCCAAGACCCTGCCGTGGTCGTGGTCCATCAGCGCGATGATGTCGCCGGAGAGCGAGCCGCGGAAGGCGCCGGGTGCGATGCTCTCGACGAAGTCGCTTATGCGGGCCTCGGTATTGAAGAGCGCGGCATAGCCTTCGAGCCGGCGCCCTTTCGCGCGGATCTCCAGAGGTGCGGCTCGGCGTTCGAAATCGTGCGTCATGGCTTGCCCTTGCGCGGTTTGCGCTTCTTCGGCTCAACCTTCTCGGAAGCCGGCGCCGACTCCTCCTCGTCGACTTCCTGCAGCAGGATGCGGCCGTCCGGCTGCGTGACCGGGACTGTCTGTTTCGCCATTGTCGCCTCCCTTTAGACGGTGATGATGTCGGCAAGCTTCGCGAAGCTCTCCGGATGCCGGAGCTTGATGTCGGCGGTCAGCATGCCGCGAACTTGCAAGTTGCCCTTCGAGTACGCTGTCGACTCGTAGGGATTCACCAACAAATCGAACGCCGACCAGTAGCCGATCAAAAGGTCTGCGAAATTTCCGAAAATCAGCGCCGACAGTGTTGCGCCGCTGGTGCCCTTGACGATGTTGCTCGGCACGAGGTTCGACATGGCCATGGGATGACCGGCCAGGACGTTGGCGCCAGGATCAGGAATTATGAAACTCGACGAAGTGTCGGCGCCGCTCTTGAGCGTGATTGCGGCCTTCGCGACGACCTTGGAATTCGTCAGAAAGCCAAGGCTGCCTTGCAAGGCGTTCACGCCGGCAACCGCGGCAATCAGCAGGACGATGTTGGCGTAAGTTGGCAGCAGGCCGTTGGTGCCGCCGGGCACATCGGTCACGCCGGCCGTGGCAAGCACGCCGGTCGGTTGGTTGGCGCCGCCTCCGAGGATGGCTGCGGTGTCGAGCGCCTCCGCGAGCTGGCCCGCGAAGTCGTCGCGGAGGATCTGTTCGATGTCCGGGCTGCTTTGCTGCAACATGTTGCGCGAATATTCGGTGATGATTCCGACATGCTTTGGCGTCAGCGAGATCTTTTCGAACTGAGGATCGACCGGCGTCAGCGCCGCATTCTCTGCGACCCACGCGGCGGTGGTCGAAGCCTTGAGCCGCGGGATGTCGACGTTGCCGCGCAAGTCGGTGAGCACCCGCGCGCCCAGCCGTCGCACCGCCATCGCGGCACGCAGCCGATCGATGTAGAGATCGCCGCGCAGATCGGTGGCAATGATGTTGCTGCCGGGGCCGCCGCCCGGAAGGGTGGTCGTCACGACGCGTTGTTCGAACACTGCAGTCGGGGCGTACAGTCCGCCCGCCGCGCGACCGGCACGCCGCTCGATCTCGGCCGAGATTTCCTTCTCGCGACCGGCATCGACGTTGAGGCCAGGGATCTGGCTGGCGATCGCCTTCACCAGCGAGAATTCGCGGCACTCGGCCTCGAACTTCTTGTCGGGATTGCCGACCGGCTGGCCGTCCATCCGCCGCTCGACGTCGGCGAGGAATTCGGCGTTGCCGATATCGCGCTCGATGCGTTCAAGCTCGGCCTTGCCGCTATTGAATGCGGCTTGTTCACCGTCGTTGAGGTCGCGGCGCTCGGCCTCGGCCTTACTGACGATAGCTCTCAGCGCGTCAAGCTTCGCGCCTCTGGTTTCCTTCAATTGGGCAAGTTGCATTGTCGTCTCCTTCGTTGGGAATGCCGCGCTTCACAGCGGGGCTTTCGTTCAGTTACCTTCTAACCCCTTCTTTACAGCCGCCCTAAAGGTCTCGCGAATGCGGCTCACTTCGATCGCGTCTCGAAGCTGCGAGTTGTCTGATGCGGGCAGTTCATGTCCCATGTCGGCGAGCGCGTTGAACGCGTTGGTCACGATGACTCCGACCGCCATGATGACGTGCGCCACGGTCTCGTGCGGACGCGGTACAGGCACGAACTCGCCATCGAACTTGAAGCTCTTGATGGAGCTGAAGTCCCACGTGCCGTCGCGGCACAGCCAGAACACCATCACGATGCTGTCGGGTGTCTTGGTCCACTTGGGCTCGTCGACGTCGAACAGGTCCGGCCATCGCGCTTCAACAATCTTCAACGCGAGCGAAAATGCTTCGTGGGTACGCATCCCAATGTCGATCAGGTATCGCGTGATCGCGAACACCGCGACGTCGCCCCAACCGAATTCCCGCCACACGCCGCTCTGCGCGGCCTTAGGCTCGGCGCCTCGTTCTTGAATCCAATGGCTGATGGCTTTGGTCGTCGTGTTGATCGCGGACGCGAGTTCACCCAACCGAATTTTTCGATTGTCCATGAGAAATCTCCCCGAGGTTTTGGCTCGGCTTTTCGTTTCAAACTACCCTGGGGGCGGTTTGATTTTGCGGGGCGGATTGTGGGGAATTGCAAGCGTAGGCGGATCACTGCTGCCCTTGGGTGGGCGGTGATCGGTCGGCTTCTGAAGAATTTGGTCTATTGCTTCCTATGGGCTCAATCGATTTTTATCGATTTTCCCAGTAGTTTTCAATGACTTAGCAGCACTTCGCTAGCATTCAGTTGCAAGTTTATACCGCGCGCGGGCGATTCGGCAAGGGGCCTTAATTGGAGACGCAGGTCGTCCTCTCCAGGATGAGCTGCAGCACGGAGCGCGCCTCGGCCGGCCCGACCTCACCCTCGATCTTCGCGCTGATCGCCACCAACATCTCGCTGGCGAAGACCATCGCCGGCCAGAGCCCGCGGTGATCGGCGATCGCGTCGAGAATGTCGCAAGCGAGGATGACTGCCTCGTTTTCTACGGTCACTGTTCGGCGTTTTCCGATGCGGGACAAGGATTCTGCCACTTGCCAGGTCTGCAAGAACGTCACGGCCGAATGGAATTCGACCTTCTCCCCATCGTTTCAACTCAAGGAACGGCCGCATGGGTAACCAGCGCGAACACCCCCGCGACCCCAACCAGTTTGGGGCAAGTTCATCGTGGACGTGGCTAACGCTTCGCCAAAATACTCTCAAGTTGATCTAATATTTTTACATGATCTGACGTGGTCAATGGGGCCGACGAAAAATAAAGATTGTCGGAAAATAACTTATCGGCGCGTCTTTCAAAAATGAATGCGGATGGCACCATGGTCAATGGTGCCGTCTGCATCCTAATACTGGAGACCTCAAATTGCGGACTTTCGGGACTATATAACTTTAGCGTTTCATGCAACGTGCGGCCAACAGCATCAAATTCTGCAAACGCCGCGCCGAGATTTATTTCTGAATATGTTTCAAGATTGCTTTGATAGCCTCTTGTTAGAGGCTTCTCGCGGGCGAGCTGCCCAAAGTCACGTTCTAGCCAGCCAATGATGTCATCAAGAAAAGCATCACAAACGTCCGTGGATGCCTCGACCTCGCATAAGAGGCCGAGTCGATAGATCTGAAATCGTTTAATAATTTGGCCGTCAAGTCGGCCGACGAGATATGTGATGCCGGTTTCGAAATTATAGTCCGCGAGCTTTGTGGGCGCCTCAAGAAACCCATAGCGAGCTTGGATGGCGCGACTGGCTTCAAACAACGAGAAATCCTTCTCGTCTACTCGGACATCTTCGATGAAGCGGATCGCTTGCCCAAAAAGTACTTTTTCTACTTTCATGCCGCATGTCCGAGAAATGGACGGTTCATTTCCTTTGTTGGTCCTCCCAAACGATGATCGATTGAGCTGGGCGGAGATGCCGCCTGTATGTGGTTATCTTGTTCGCCCTGCTGCAACAGTCCCGACATTGGCATGTTCTGTTGGGTTGCCTTTAACTTTTCTTGCCGGATATGGTTCAGCAGATCAGTAGCATCGATATTGCGGGGCGTGCGACCGATAAGTGGAGACGAAGCCAGCTCCAATTCTTCTCCTGCTATACCAACCAAAAGATCGCTGATGGTTTCAAGCGTCCAATTGCCCGGCGCGCCCAGTAGTCTAGTGATGATTTCCGGCTTGCGACCAATACGGCGCGCTAGTTCTGCCTTCGTGAGACCCTCGCTTTTTTCCTTCTCCATAAACTTCTTGAGAACGAAGGAATAAATTCGGTTGCGTAGCCGCGCGTGCAAATAGGCGCGCTTCTCAAGGGGGATCGGGAGCTTCGCGCCGACTTCATACAAGACGGACATTTCGGGAGATGTAGTCATGAATGTTGTCCCCTGTGATCGCCGCGAAAGAGAGGAAAAGATTTCTCCAGTCCACTTTGCATTGAGTGATGATGTCTCGCCACTCTCTAGAGTCTCGACAACCTAATGGAGGCCTGTCTATCCACGCAGGTTGCACAGACCGGGGCGCCCATCGAAGCGCAACGAATACGTCGGTAGCGGCAAAGAGCCCGACAACCCGCAATGCTGGCGTCGGGTCTCGGCTGCGGATATCCCACATGCCGAATTGGATCGGAGCCAATCTGCCCATGTATGCGCTCCTCGCCTCAAAGGGGCGAAGACAGGCCGATATCGTTTCCCCCTTGATGAATTCTTCGAGGTCGCCGCGCAAACGGCCAGATCGGTATCGCAGTGTCTCGCTTTGCCAAGGCCCAGTGAGCAAGCTTTGGACGTCTTCGGATAGTAAGATTGCACGCTCAACCGGGTCTCCGGGTATGCCCAAGTCAAGTCTGAATAGCCGCTTCTCACTACACCGCGCCTTGAGTTCGTCGTGTATTGACATATAAGTCAATGCTCGGAAAACTACAATTACAAAAAAGCTGCAGCATCCTGGGCAAGTCACAGGCCTCGGTCCCAAGCGAAAAGAGTCAAAACCGATTTAGCAAGAGGAAGCCGCCGCCAAGCTGCTGAATTTCACGTTGGAGCTTGCCGCAACTGCGGCAATGGCGATGTCCAATTGGACAACTCGGGGCGAGGTTTCTAGCACAACCCGGCAGGTTGTATCGACAAAATCGCCCAGTTTCTGGGCATTTTGACGAGGCCGGGGAAGGTTTGTCCCTCAAACAAGCCGTTTCGAGCATGTTTCCTTCTACGCCTTGTAATAAAAGTACAAAAATACGAATTTTTGATAACAAACTTAAGCGGCCGCTGGAACTTTTCGTTCCATAAGGGTTGAGCCCCCTCTACCCCATCCAATTGAAAACATTGAATAAATTGACATGGGTGCCCGCGCGTGCAAGTCGTATGATTGATCGGCGGCCTATCGGCGGCCTCGCTTTTAACCGCCGCGGATAGGACCCCCAACATGTTATTGCTTCGTGCTGCTGGTGTCTGGCGCGTCGCTCGGGATCGGCTGATCACGGTATAATTCCGCGACCTTGACCTTGTCAGCCTCGGTATAATCGACCGTCTCGACGC